TTCAAAGCGCTTTGTCTATTAGCGTTTAGTATACTTATCGACTCACTTATTGTAGCACTATCTTGTGCTGATTTACCAAGACTAAATGAATGAGTTTCGGTAATATTTAAGCTATCTGCTTTAGCTACAGCGTTACTAAACGTTTGCACGTCAGTAAAACTAAAGCTATCAGACTTACTTAAACTGGTAGATAACGTTTCGTTATCTGTAAAACTAAAGCTATCTGACTTACCTAAAGCAGTAGATAGTGCCTCACTATCTACAAAGCTAAAGCTATCAGATTTACTTAAACTTGTATCTATTGTTTCATCATCTGTAAAACTAAATGAATCTGTAAAACCCCCTGGAGTAAAGTCTATAGCATGACTTTCTACCATACTAAACGTGTCAATTCTGGTTTTAGCCCAATCGTACGTAAGCACATCTGCCATAGATATTACATTTGTTTTAGCACCTGATACATCTGTAGCAAGCGGGTCAGCTAAAGAAGTTCTATCGTCTAAAGATATAGTGTCAGCAAAAGAACGTTCAAACGTTACTACCCTAGAAAGTACTTCTGACATAGACACACTATCTGTTTTACCTAGACTAGGCTCTAAAACTGGACTATCTGACATAGTGGCTGTATCAGATAAAACTTTATTCATAGCATAATTTAATATCTCTGCTACGGACACGGTCTCGTTATGTGCCCCAGAGAATGACACGACAGCTGCATCAGACATAGTAGGCGTATCTGTAAAACTTAAACCTAAAGTTCTTAATATATCTACGTTTTCAGTGAAACCTACAGAATCTGTAAAAGGTTTAGACATTTCAAACGCATGGAACTCTGATATGTATGCAGCGTCATCAGCACGTTTATCTATATTGTAAGAAAGAGTTTCTGCAATACTCAGGCTATCAGCAAGTATTCTATCGAGGGTATCTGGGTTTAGATATAGGTCAGTAAGTTGTAAATTAACATGTGTTACTTGGCCTTTGAGATTAACATGCGCAATGCTACCTTTTAGGTCTACAAAAGAGGTAACACTTTTTAACTTAGACATTAGTCAAAGTCATCACGGACTTTAAACTTAATTAAGTCCTGAACAGTATGTATCCCTCCTCCTGAAGAAGTATATTCTATTTCACCTTCAAACGTTCCTGCTGTAGTCCAAGTTCCACTTGGTATAGTAAAGTTCACTCTACCATTAGAAGCGTCTGCTATAGCGCCGGTTATAGTTTTTATAAGTGTAGTTTGTCCGACTTCTCTTATTCGTAGTTTTACAGAACCACTAGATAAATTTAAAGCTGCCCAAGTATCTGAGTTTTCTGTATCTAGTGTCTGCCCACTTGCGGCAGTATTACTATCCTTTAATGTTGTTTCTAAAACAGGTAGTGTATCTCCGACTACATATTTTATTGTATCTGAATATGCCATATTTTAATTATACCTATAATGCACTGTAAAAGGGAGTTAAATCTTTTACACGTAAATCACCTTGTAAAAAGTCAAAACCTTTGCCAAAAGTAGGCCCAAGTGGGCCAACCCAGAAAGGATCACCATATCTTTTTTCTTCTAAAAATAAAGGTAAAGCCATAGTAAAGGGTCCTAACACGCCAGATCTATCTATTATTTCTGTGCTGTATTCGCCCCAATCCATTTGTTGTGACCTTCTATAATTTTTATCTTGTGGGCTAACACCAGGTAATAACCAAGCTAATCCCATTTTAAACCTTTCACGTAAATCAAATCCTAACATTGTTAAAGGTAGTAAAGTTACAGCCCCCATAAACAAAGGTATAGCTGCACCACGTAAACCATTTTCTGCGTATCTTCTTTGCATTTCTCTAGCATTACCACCTACAACAGTTTTACCGTAAGAATAGAAAAAACCTTTTAACTGCCAGACTAAAGCGTATCTAGGATCATCAGCCCAGTTAGGTCTTTCTGCAGCGTTTGGTCTTACAATAGATTCATCTACAAACCTAGCTAAAGCAAGTTTTACATTAACGTTTTCTGCCGCAGTAATATCACCACCTGCCCAATTTAGTATTTCTTCAGCTGTAACATTTAATTCTCGTAGGTTTGCTTGGGCTTTAGCCTCACCTGCTTGCGCTCTTTTTGCATTGTTTAAAAGAAAACTTTTACCCATACCTGCTGCAAATATTCTAGTAAACCTAGTAAACTGATCTAACCCTATAAGTCTAAAGAAAGCGTTTGTTTTTTCTTTTGTATCTTGGCTTAAATAGTCTAACTCACCAGCACCTACGTATGTTTGTGTTAGAGCATCTATACCTATAACACCTATATCTTTTGCTAGTTGTTCCGCTTCTGCTCTACTCATATTAGATGTAAGAATACTAAAATTTTGTCTAAGCTCTTTAAAACTTTTTGAACGTAGAATAGGTCCAGCTAAATCTGGAAAAGAAGCAAATGTAGCAAAAGTTAAAAGAGTAGTTACGTTCCAAAGCAAACCTACTTGGTTTACACCTCTCATAATACCGTTTAGAGCTTGATGTTTACCTAACATAGAAGCGACTGTATCTGCTGCTAGTTGTGCTTTTTCTTCGCCATACTCGTTTTTAATCTCTTGTATAAGGCTTTCTATTCTTTGAGAACCGCCTCTTTTAGCTAGTTCTGCTTTTTTGACAGTCCCGTCTACGTAACTTTGCATAGCTACCCAAGGTTCTTCTAAAGCTCCAACTGCTCTAAGTTCTGTTGTATTTAAGACTTCTAATGCTTTAGATCTTTCTTTTGCAAGACCCATTTCAAATCTTCCTGGAGATACTTCATTTATATCCATATTTGCTTTTACAGGCTCTGCAATAATTTCATCTAAAATACTTTGAGCAAGTGTTGCATCAATACCCTTAGAAACCATAAGATTAAGAGTGTCATCATATACTTTTTGATTGCCGGATAGTTCATGCACATTAAACTTACGAGTAAAGAAATTTTCTCTAAATGCTATACCTAAGTCTTCTAAACCTTGTTCTTTATAGTGAGTAGTAAACCACTCTCTAACTGCTTTTGCTTTAGGGCTTAGTTTGTCTGTAGCTATTCTTTCATCTTCTGCTTCATATAAAATAGCTTGAATTTCATCTGTTATACCTTCATTTGACTTAAGCCCTGGTACTAAAGTTTTAACAGCTCCTAAATAAGTGTAAGGTTTCAAGCCTAATATTTGAACCAGTTCATTCATCTTAGCTAAAGATATAGCTTGTGCGCTAGTAAATGCACCGGTTTTTTCTTCGCTTTGAGAAAGACTACGGAATATCTCAGCTAAAGCTCTTCCAGCTTTTCCTAGTTGCCTCAAAATATCATCAGAAGTGTTAAAGATTTGATTTATAGCCTCAGCACCTTGTCCCAATACACCTGTTCTTTTTATATTAGAAACAGTTTTTTGTATTTGTTTTGCAACTTTTGGATTGTTTTTATTTATTTCTTGGCCTACTTTTTCTACAACTTCTTCAACCTGCGCTTTAGCTTGGTAATTTAATGGTGCTTCTCTGTTTAGTTTTCCAAGTTCTTGTACATAATCTGTAAAAGCTGGATTAGCTGTATATCTTTTTTTGGCTAACGCTGCATATTTTGTTACAAAGTCTTTTATTCTTGTTGCTAGTCTTTTAAAGAAAGAAGAAGATTGATCAGTTGCTTTTAAAGATCCATCTACTAAGTATTTACTTACTTGGTCTGACATCCATTCTTTAAAATTCTGTTCCTCATTAGGGCTGTTGTATTGACCTGTTTCATTATTTTGTTGCTCTTTAGCAAAAGCATCTTGTAAAGCTTTACGTAACTTAGGATTCTTTAAACTATTTTCTAACTCTTGGTTAACAAAAGAGTGGCCTATCTCATGCCCAATTGTATGAACCATAAGACCTTTTAGGGCACTAGACAATGGAGACCCATCTATATTAGTGGTTTGTACAATAATAAGATCATAAGGTAAACCTGTATTTTCTTTCTTTATGTTTACACCAGCAGGCTTGCCCTTAGTTTCTATGTTGCCAGCAGTAATTCTTTCTTGCTGTCCTGCTATTAGTTTACTTAAAGCCACAGGGTCGCCTTCAATGTCAGGTAATATAGAACTAACGACATCATCATTAGCAGAAAAAACTTTATATTCTCTTGTTAACCCTAAAGAGTCTTGAGCTATGTTTTTAAAATTCTGTACAAAAGTAGCATCTAAGTCAGCTTCTATACTAGGACTAAAAGTTAAACCTCTAGGTGGTCTACCTTTTTCAGTTTGTTTTTGTGAACTGTAATTTTTAAACACTCTAGATTGAAATTCTATTTGGGCTCTTTCATCTGCTGTAAGTTCGTCGGAACCAAGCTCTTTATCTTGGCCTTTTAGTCTTTCTAGTTCTGTTTCTAGTTTCTGTAGCTTTTCGTCCATTTTAGCTAGTACAGTTTCTTGGTTTACAACTGTTCCTTCTGTAGTAGTAAACTCTTTAATAGGATTTTTTTGTCTTTCTTCTATTTTTGTTTGTTGGTCTTTTATTTGAGCTTCTACCATTTCTTGGTTTTCTTTAAAATCTTGCCCTATCAAAGTTTCTCTATCTGCAAATTTAGGATCTTGTTCAACTGTTGGCACTTTACCAGATTGTAAATCCGATAATGTAAATCGTTGTATTCCTTTTAAATTGCCTTTGTCATCTCTTTCTGCTATTTCGTATACAAAAGCCCCTGGGTCTTGTGCTGTTTCTTCATTAAAAGGTTTTCCATCAAAAAATATTTGGCTACCTTCTCCTATTTGAGACAACATAAAAGATAAACCACCTAGTGCTGATCCTAACTTTCCACCTTCTAGACTTTCGCCTTCGTACATTTGACTGAGCTTTCTACCACTGTTTGTAAGAGAAGGCATATCTATTGGAGCCGGCGCTTCCATATCTGCAGTCTGTATAGTAAACCTGCTTCGCACTCGTCCTCGGGCTGACCTTCCATAATCTTTTGCGTTTTGTATAGCTTGTTGAATAGCAGCAGGGGGTACAGGCATACCGCCTACACCAGGGATTCTATGTCTAACTAAATTAAAACTATCAGGACTTGCTTGATTTATCTTTACAAACATCATGCCAGATTCTTCTAGCTCATTTTCATTTATAAAAGCTTGTAGTAAAGACTCACTATATCTACCGTTTGCAACATTTCTATCAAACTCTGCTATAAATTCTGCAGGTAAATACTGCCTAGCTTCTGACACTAAATTAGGGTCTGCTCTAAAATCAACAGCGGCCCAACCTTGTTTGCCTGTAGGGGTTATTGGGTCCGTTATAGAGCCTCTACCTTTTTCTACTGGAGTTAACATAGTCTGATTTTCTTTCATACCTTGCGCATAGATATCAGCTAGTTCTTCTTCTTCAGTAATAAAAGATCCTTCTTGTTCGTTTACATCAGTATCTCCTTCATCAAAAACAGTTTGTTCTGCAGCCTCTTCCCTTGCATTTAAAACGTCTTCTCTTTCTACTGTTTCTACGGTGTACCCAGCTTGTTTATTAGCTACGACTTCTCCTTTTGAAACAGCATCTGCTTCCCCTTCAGCATCTACAGACTGTTCCCAAATAACATCTCCTTTTGGGTTTTTAACTCTAACTGCTTTTGTATCACCTGCCGCTCTTCTTCTACTGTACCCAAGTACTTCAACAAGTGCTCCATCTAATAAATCTTTGTTGAGAGGGTTTTTACCCATAACATTTGCAAATTGTTGTGTTACTTCTTCGTTTGTGCTGTAAAGAGTTCCTACATCTGTTATCTCAGTCTCGAACATAGTCCCAAAACGGTTTTGTTTTTGAAGTTTTGGTTTTAATTTTTCCATAGTTGCTTTATCAGCATCTACTACAAAAACCGCATCTTTTTTTATCCTAGGGTTAGCCATTGCGTTAAATTGAGCTCTTAGCTGTTTTTCACCTTCTGGAAGAACGACCCCTGTAGCTTTTTGAAATTCCTCATTTGCAGCTATCGCATACCCTTGTTGCATTTGGTCATAAGACTTACCGACTACAGCAGAAGGTGTACCTATTGCACTACCTACCCCTATGCCACCAAAGAAACCAGCAAATAAAGCATTTGCTCGATCTAAATTAGCCATAGACTGTGTGTAGTCTTCGTCAATTTTTAATTTTTGTTGTACAGATAATTCTTCTTGTAGGCCTTCTGCTATACCTTCAGAAACAGAAGTAACACCCACTACCTCACCAAACCTGCTTCTTCTACTTCTGATTGGCGCGTCTTTTAAAGTATTAAGAGTATTTGCTTTAGGTGTTTTAATAACATTTCCTACAGCTCTTGCAACTGCTACTTCACTACCGACACCAATTGCTGCAAAACCAAGCCCTTGTAAAGAAGACTGAAAAACTGCATTTCTGTCTGTCATTCCTTGTTCTGCAAAATTACCAAATGCAATACCTTGGCCCATAACCTGTTCTTGAGTCCCTGCGCCTAATACGGCACCTGTTTTAGCCCCTTTGACTTTTACCTTATTTCTTACATGCGCATACAACTCGTCTATAACTTTTTGTTCTTTAGGATTTAAAGGTTTCATTCTTGTCTTTTTACCTTGGGCTTTAGCGGCTTCTAATCCTACATACTTATTGACAATCTTTTGAACTTTAGTTCTAGTCATAGACGCATCAGATATAGTATTAGGTAAAGTTCTTTTACTAGCAGCTTTAGTTATAGATTTAACACCAACACCCCTAGCAACACCTGCGCTTACACCCACACCCACACCTGCGCCAGTCATAGCTAACGCTATACTTGCAACAGCAGATGGTACAAACTGCCCGGTTGCTGAGATAGCTTGGTTTATAAAACCACCAAAAGTAGGTTCATCTAAAAATTCTTCAAAGTTTTCTTGCCCTTCTAAGTACCAAGCTCCGGCAGCTTCGGCTCTTTGTGCGTCATTTAGAGCGTTTTGCATATCTACTTCGTTACCCATTAAAGCTGCTATAGAAGCTCTAAAGTTATCTGTCATAGCTTGAGTATTTGCTAAACCAGTATTTACAGACGCAGTAAATAATTGAACAGGGTCGTCTATGGCATAAACATCTGTTGGTGGGGGCCCACTAGATAATGACCCAGCAAGCATGCTTTCTCTTTCTTTGGCTTCTCTATAGCTTGGTTTTGGTGTAGATAAAGAGCCTAAGACTTGTTGGTCTCTATCTCTAGAATTCTCTTTCTTTGCCATTTTGTGATATATACGCTAAAAGTAAATCTCTCATATAATTACCCTTTGAGCCAAAGTATCTAGCTAAATCAGGCGGTTTAAGACTGCCTTCAGCTTCTGTATTGCTACCAGCTGGGGTAAGGAATATTTCTCGTATGGAACCATCAGGGTTTCTAGTAAACTGTATTTCACTTATTATGTTAGCCAAAGCCCCTGCATCATTAGGTGCAAACAAATCACCCCACCCATCTTTCCAATCTACAGAACCTTCCGTCTCTACAACAGCTTTAAATAGTTGTCCTACATATGTTTTTACTGCATCATCTATTTCAGGCGTAGCACCTGATACTACTTGAAGTTTGCCATTTACATACTTAAACTCAGGAGCTCCTGGTAGATTTTTAAGTTTAGTCGACATCAAACGAAGTGTAGACATTTGTTTTTCATCACCAAGATTAAATTTACCGTCGCCGTCCGAACCATATAGAGTGTCTATTAACTCTTCATTTAAAGTAAGGAAGTCATCTCCTAATTTATTGTAATATTCTTCTGTTGTTTTTCTATACGTGTCCGCGGATATAAACATATCTTGTTGTTTTTTAACCATCTCTTGTTGTCTAGTTTGTTCGCTTCCAAACGCACTTAGATAAGTAACAAAATCTGCTGTGAAATCGCCGGTGCTTGTTTTTGCTAAAATAGCAGCAATCTCTGTAGGAGTTAGATTTTCTTCCTCAGCGGCTCCAGCAGCAACAGCTTTTTCCATATCTTCTAAAGTTTGAATTTCGTAGTTTATAATCATCTCTTTTACTTTAGCGGCAGTTCCACCGTCTTCGCCAATAGTCATAAGAGATTGTTTATTAGTAGTAAACCAGTTTTCCAATTCTTCTTGATTAAAATTACCTGTTTCTTTGTCTACTTCGGGTAAGGCTGTTAAAGGTTCTATACCCTCTACAGAAGTTAGTGCAAATTTACCTAACTGTTTTTCTAGCTCTACTTTTTCAGCTTCTAGTTCTTTCCTTTTACCTTCTGAAAGATTTACATTTGTTTGATTCAACTGAGTATTAACAGCGTTGAGTTTGGCTTCTATAGGACCTTTAATTTGTTCTTCAGCAACTTTTTTTATAGACGCATCATCTCTTTCATACTCTGCTTTTGTTAACCTAGCTGCTTCTCTTAATTGGTAGTTTCCTTTGCTTATTTTACTATTTACCTCTTTTAGTAACTCTTCTTTTGTTTTATCAGGCCCACGGCCTTCAGGAGCTTGAGTGACATAGTTTCTTTTCCTGTCACCTGGTTCTGTATAGTCATCAGGCTGTGCTTCTAAAAATTCTTTTCTTTGTAAAAGTTGAGGAAGGCGTTTCCAATTATTTCCTTCCATAGAATTCATACCTAATAATTTTGTTACTTTAGTAAGTTCAGAATCAACACCGCCGTAACCATAAGCACTCTTATACATATTTTCTACTTCTTCTACAGTAAAAGCAGTATTCTCAGGAGAATCCAAAATAGCATTGGCTGTAGCATAACCTTTTTTTGCTCCTTCGCTGCTTGTATCTTGTGTAGCCAGAGGTAAGCTAGATCTTTTACCTGCCTTTACTACAACATCTTTACCTATAGAACCAAATTGATTTCTACTCTCTTCTGCTTCAGTATTAAAGTCAGTTACTTCTTGGTTTATACCAGCAATAGTATTTAGTAATGCTTCGTTTCTATCTTCTAAAGGTGCGTCTGAATCATCTATTTCGTTAACTTGTGAGCCTATAACATTAAGCTTTTCTTTACCTGGTTTGTTTGTAAGATCAAGAACTCTATCAGATTGAGCTTTTTTAATCCCATAAGCTCTGTTATACAAAGCAGCAACATTTCCAGTTATCATTTTTTCAACTTCGTCCTGATTTAATTCTGCTACATAATCGTTAGGATCGTCAGAAGCAAACCAAGTTTTTGGACGTAACACCTGAGTATCAGGTCGCTGGTTCATTATTGCTACTTTACCTTCTTCTTTACCTGGAGCAAAACCAACAACCTTGCCTTGTTTGACTTTTCCTTCTTTTGTATCTAAAAATTGTCCAAAAGTGTTAGTAGCATTTAACAATTGAGGAATATACGATTCATTTACATATGCACCATCAGAATCTTTTTTAAAAAGTTCTTCGTAGTTAATACCTGTAAAATCACCTCTGTCTTCTGTAATAATACCGAGATTTACTCCTTGAGAATAAATAGATTCAGCTTGTGTTTTTCTTTGTTCAGTTGCTAGTTTTGTAGCGCTAGCGTCCATAGCAATCTGCCTAGAAGTAGGCCCGCCTAGTCTTCTAAGAAATTCTGAATTACTATCTGAAAGTGCCATTAGATTAACCCCGCTAAGATTGCTCCGCCCACTATAGAACCACCTAGTCCCATCATATTAGAATAATGTTGAGATTTTGCATTTTTATATGCTGCTTGTCTTGAAGCTGCCATAGCAGAAGCATCTCCTAGACCAGATAAAGCACTCTGGTTTACGCCTTGGCCTATACCAATTAATTCATTTAACAAAGCATCATTAACTTGTCTTTGTTGTACTCTTGCATTATTAGAAGTGTTTGCAACTCCTAATTGTCCGCCAAGCTGTAGTTGCCTATCTTGTTGTTGCACTTGAGCATTTGACATACCTGCTCCACCGTAGCGTTCTCTATTCCTTTGAGAAATTTCTCCAGCTAGTCTATTTTGTGTTCTTTGGTCTTCAACTGCTCTTTTTCTCAAACTATCATCATTAGTTTGGTTTAAAAGATCTAACTCAAACCCTCTAAAGTTTTTTACATAATCTAAATAATCTTGTCTAGTTATCCCAGCAAATGTGGCTTCAGGGTCTGATACATTAGGTAAGCCCGCCATAGAGCTATTAGCAGTATTTCTATACTGCCTCATGTCGTAATTTCCGCCGTATAAATCTTCGTATAACATTATGAGCTACCCCCTACAGTTCCTCTGGATGATGGTGGTTTCGGTGTATCGTTTTCCTCTGAACTTTTAGGGTCAGGGGTGTCCGCAACTTTTTTAAATATGGAATCTGATACTTGTGTGGCAAAAGCGAAGTTAGCATTTCTTCTTGTTTGTTTTGCTTTTGCTAATTGTAATTGTTTAGAAGATTCTATCTTCGCAGCTCTAGCTAAACCTTGTTGTGCGTCTGCTTGCATGCCTCTAGCATTCTTTAGAACATTTACTTGATCGCCTCTTTTTGCAACCAGCCCTTGGTACCTACCTTGTAGTGCCTGGGCCCCAGCTGCAGAAGCCATATTTGCAGAAGCATCTACTGCTCTTGTAGCAGCTAAACTAGGTCTAGATAATGCTTGCATAGTGTCAGCTTGCGCTCTACCAGTAGCTACACTTTCATAGTTTTCAGTATTAGCTCTATCTCGTAAACCAGTTAATTTAGGCAAATAATTTTGTCTAAAAAAATTTTTCTCAGCCATAGAAACAGATGCAAGCGCTTTTTCTTGCGCACTAGCTTGAAACTCTGATTTTTTAGGTTTACTACTCATTCAACATCTTTCCTATAAATTCGTGTGTCTAACTTCCATCCAATCTTTTTGGTGTACGATTCCATCTCTGGAACTCGTGATCTCGCTTCGAGATACTTACAACCTGCGTCTTTGGCAAGGCTGTTAAACCACTCATCATGGGCCAACCATTCATGTCCGCCCTTTTCATAAGTATACGCTATCCATAGCAGTAATGTCTTGTCTTTTGTAAACGTATCAACCTCTATAGTTAATACCAAAAAACCTATAGGAGAGGTGTAAAGGAACGCTCGGTCATTTACACATTCACTATAAACATCCTCAGGAATAAAAGTAATAAAAGGGTCTTCTTTTATTATCTCAACTATGCCTGGTTTTACCTTGTCCCAACACTGACGTATGTCAGTATAGACAGGTTCCTCAATAGTCGATCTCCTTTCCGTACTTTCCATACCGTCTCCTTGGTAATCCTATTCCTTTGTACTTAACAGTTCTTTTTACTCCCAGGTCTCCGCCTCGGGCTCTTAATTCTGCGTCTCTTATTTCTGCATTAAAAGCAAACAAATAATCTTGTGCTGCACCTACATCACTCCACTCTCGATTAGGCATTCTTAACAATCTGTATAAAGTGCCGTAAATAATAGCGTCTCTGTATTGATTAGAAACGGTCGTGTCTATGTTGTTTGAAGTCCTACTAGGCTTTAATGCTACGCTAGTTATAACTTCTTTTGACCCACTTGGGACGGGTACTATCCAGAATGTAGATGGTGTTTTTTGTAAATAGACATGTGGATTGCCTGTTCTATTTCTCCAATCTGGGTAGTTTAACTCTAAACTTCGAGGGCTAATAGGGTCCATATCCCTACCATCGTGTGTCATTAATAAAACTTGATGTACTTCCGTACCGGTAGGTATATCAAAGTCATACTCGAAAACCCCTGAAATTGTGTTAAAGGGGTCTATATCGAGGATATATGCTTTTGATCTTTCACAAAACTCTATCGTTGCGGAACGTAAGTTTTGCTCTACCAAAGAGTCTGGGCATAAAGGTACGTAAGGTAGAACTTCTTTGACTAAAGAAGAGTAGGCTGCCACATTTACCTACCTTGCTGTTGCATTACCTTAGGAACAGCGCCTATGTTAGAAACTGGGTCATTGTTTGGATCTAACAACATTTGAGCCGAACTACCTTGTCCGATGCTGGCTGTAAATAATTGATAATGGTTTTGTGCTCTTTGTGCGTTTCCTGCGTACTCTGCATCTTTCATATAGGCTCTATACAACACAAAATCAATAATTGCGTTTGCATATATATCGTCTACTGAAATAGTTGCACTAGTGTTAGCTAAATCTGTTGGAGCGGCTGAGTACACAATCTCTACATACGCATTTCCATTTACTCCTGGATACACGTAATAGTTTCTTGGATCATCTTCATCAAAGATGTAATGTTTAACTACAGTACCGTGTTGTGCATCTCCAGCCACAGTCGGATCATTCCAATCCGGCTCTTGTGTGTTTAAGATGTCTACATTGACAATTCTGATTGCTCTTTTACCAGTAGCACTGCCGCTTGTACCGTTCATGTTTCTAGTTATTTTAATTAACCTTAATCCACCAGAAGGTAGAGTTTGTTTAGTACCTGCAACTAGCTGTACGTTTGCTGTAGTAGCTGATGACTCAGGTCTGAAATTTACAATTTCTCTCTGAGCGTCGTTTATATATCTAAGTAACTCAGCTTCTGGCCATCTAACACTAGTCGTGTCTTGTAAGGTGTCCTGAATCCTACTGAGTAAATTAGCGCCTGTAAGTGTCCCTGCCATAATGTTACTCCGCTGCTTTGATTTCCTCTATTAAATCTGATTTCTTTTTGCGTCTATCGAGTTCAATACCTATAGTACGACCGTGAGCTTCTAGTTCAACTTTTGTCATAGACTCTAAATCTATTGACTCTTCTTCAACTACAACTTCTTCTTCGACTACAACTTCTTCTTCGACGACTGGTTCTTTAGCGACCGGAGCTTCCTTTGCTCCTTCTTTTACTTCTTCACAACCTGCTTGTAAACAAAGTAGTCCTAAATCATGACCTACCTGTTTTGGCTCGTTTGCTACTAGATGCACGCTTGCACCCCAAGTAGATGCTACCGTTATGTCTTCTTTTGATTTTATCCACATAATTTTACTCCTTAAATATGGGTGACTTTAGTAAGCCACCCATAAAATATACCACAATTAGTATGCGACATCTAATCTAATAACACCGAAGTCTTCAGCTTGTCCTGTGACATCTGAATGATACTTAGGCTTCTTAAGACCAAATATTTTACCAATTGAAATACCGTTCTGGTTTCCGTAGTCGAATGTATCTTCTACTATCTCTGGAGCACCAATATCAGC